GCAGGCAAGCCGATGCGTTGCAACAGGTAGAAACCAAGCTTAAACAAGAAGCGGAAGCCGCACAAAAAGCGGCTACACAACACACATCCTTACGTCAGCAAATCCGTGCATTGAAAGAAGAAATGGCGGATTTGGTAGCCAATGGCATTGACGAACAAAGCGAGGCGTATAAAAAACTTGTCAATGAATTAGGACGATTAACCGACATTCAAGGCGATATATCGCAACAAGGAAAGGTTCTTGCAAACGATGAGGCAAGAATGGCAGGTGTCATTCAAGGTTTATCTGGGCTATCTGGCGCATTCACAGCGGCACAAGGTGCAGTCGGGTTGTTCGCGGGAGAGAATGAAGAACTAAACAAAATCATGCTAAAGGTGCAATCCTTAATGGCTATTACCATGGGATTGCAGCAGGTTCAACAGACACTCAACAAGGATAGTGCCTTTTCTCTCGTTACCCTTAACGGGCTGAAAGAGTGGTGGAATAAACTTGTTGCGGTAGGTATAGAGGAACAGACAGCTGAAACAGCGTCCACGTTAGCCAACACAGCGTCTAAGGACGTTAATGCAGTAGCCAATGCCGCAGACGCAGCCGCAAAAGAAGCCAATGCGGCGGCATCTGTTGAAAGTGCGACCGCCGAGGGGGTGGACACCGTGGCGAAATGGATGAACACCGCGGCGGCTGGGGCGGGGACTGTGGCGAATATCGGGCTCGCTGGGGCTTTCCGCATGGTTGGCGCGGCTATTAAATCAATACCCGTATTTGGATGGATTGCAGCTGCAATCGGTGCAATAATAGCGGTTGTCGGGACAATGATTTCAAAGGCAGTCAAGGCTAAAGAGGCGGCTAATGACGCTTTTAATGCAGCCATTAAAAAACACGAAGAATTTAACAAGGCGGTTGCCGATAAGGTTGCCGACCAAATAACGACGTATCAAAAATTAAGCCGTGAATATCAAAATTTGGGCAACAACATGAATGCCCAAAAGAAATTTATCGAAGCCAATCAAAACGCTTTTCATGGATTGGGCGTGCAGATAAACAATGTGAACGATGCCAACAAATACCTTGTTAAGCATTCTAATGACGTTATTGCGGCATTGTTAGCCCAAGCGAAAGCGGCAGCGGCATTTGACATGGCTAAAGAAGAGACTAAAAAGTTAATCCGTTTGAAATCTGACCCCATAAAAAAGAAAAAAGTAAGTAAGACACGCGAGCAAATAATTCCGACAGCATCAACGGTCGGATATATGATGACGACGACCGTGAAGAATGAGAATTACGAAAAGGAGCAAAGGGCGGAAATTGAGAAAGCGCGCAATTACAGAAAAAAACAAATAGAGGAAACCGAGGCACACATCCGAAAATTGGTGGCCATACAAGAAAACGCCAACCGTGATTTTCAAAAACACCTTAAAAACACGGGGGTAAAGGAATATACAGGAAATACTTCAGGTACAAAAAATGCGGAGAAAGAGAAATTCGACTACGGGAAGTCGATTGCGGCGCAAAAGGCGGCGACCGATGAATGGGTGAAAGCGTCCGAGAAATACATCAAAGACGCGAACACACAAGTGTCCGACTTCAACATCTCGGTGATGAAAGACGGCATGGAAAAGGAGATTGCCCAGATAAACGCCGAAACAGCCAAGAAGATACAGGCTTGGGATGAACAACTTATGCAACTTGCGGAAATCCGCAAGAAAGCCACAAAGGAATCCTATATGGCTAAAAAGGGTGCAACAGAAGGTGGGTGGATGAAAAGCAATGATGGAAAGAAAACTGACGAAGATTGGAAAAATGAATTGTTAGGGGATGCAAACATCAGCAAAGAGTTTTACGCCGTGCGGAAAATGTATGTTGAGCAGGGGGAAAAACAAATCCAAGATGTACAGCAGAAGTACACGGATGAACTTATAGACCGATTCGGAACCACGGAGCAGAAAATGGAGAAGTTGCATCGTGAATGGGATAAGAAGATTGCCGCTACACCAGCAGAATACATTGGTGAAGCCGTTAAGCAGATGAACGAGGATTTTTCTAAGGTTGCAACCGAAGATTTCAAGAAATCGATAAATTGGGAAAGTGTCTTTGGGAATTTGGACAAACAATCTTTATCGTCGCTTCAATATACTCTTGATAAGGTGCGAACATACTTTGACAAAAACAAGCAAAATATGTCGGGAACGGAAATCAAGGACTACCAAGAAGCCATTAAGAAAATGGAAGAAGAGATAGGCAACCGAAATCCGTTTGTCGCATTGCATAAAAGCCTTGAAGATATAAAGAACTCCAAAACAGAATTTACAAACGCCCTTGCGGAATGGAAGACGGCGCAAGATGCGCTTAATCTTGCGCAAACCGAATATAATACGGCGTTAAGGGAAAAAGGAGAAATCATACAGCAAATTGACGAGGGAAAACTTGTACAAGACTGTCAAGAATTGACGGATGCTAACGAAAGATTGAAGAATGCAACGGATGCTCTTGCACTTGCACAAGAAAAAAATAATTCGGCAGAGCAAAGAACCATCAATGCGCGCAATGGGATTACGACGTCATACCGCAATTTCGCCACACAACTTAAAAATGTTGGTGGTGTAGTACAAAATGTTGGTGGACGGGCAAAGAACCTCGCTTCTATCTTCTCCGATGACGTTGCTCGTAGTATCGGTAAGATTCTTGATTTCCTTGATGATACCCTTGATGCAGTTTCATCTGTCATCAACGCAATTGGCGACGTCGGTAAGAATGTTGCATCGGGTGTTAGCTCCGCCGTGTCCGCTTCTGCAAGCGG